AGGCCCGCACCGCTGACACCGCCGAAACCAGCGCCTTTGGTTCGTCCACGAAGTCGTTTGTGTCGGGTCTTCGGGATGCCACCATCACGGTATCTGGCATGTTTGACGCCGCCGTCTACTCGACCATTGCCGGTTGGCTGGGCACGTCGCAGACGTGGGAGTACGGCCCCGCCGGTTCAGCCAATGGCCGTGTCAAGGTGTCGGGTTCCGGCATCGTCACCAGCGTTGAGCTGTCCTCGAGCGTTGGTGAGGTCGTGGCCGCGAACATCAGCATTCAGGTTTCTGGCACCGTCACTGACGGCACGTTCTCGTCCTAACCCTAGGAGGGGGTTGCAATGCAAATCACGTTTACTTTCGCTGACGGTCGCACGGTCGCGGCCAAGGTTCTACCCATTGACCGGATCATGTTTGAACGGAAGTTCAGCATTTCGGTTATGTCGGCTGCGACCGTCGATCAGCGTGAAGAGTATTTCTTGTGGTTGGGCTGGCATGCACTGCACCGCCAGGGCCAGGCGTCGGAGGACTTTGACGCGTGGCTGAACACGGTCACGGACTACGAAGCGGGCTCTGAGGCCGAGGTCCCTTCGGACCCGGTAGTGAACACTGGTTCATAGCTGAACTAGCGATTGCTACCGGGATTAGCCCGAACGAACTGGCTCACACTGATCCACAAATCCTTGACGCTATGCGCCGCGTCATTCAACGTAAGGGGTGACGATGGCCCGCGTAGCAAACATTGAGGTGTACGGGTTGTCGTCCCTGTTGCGTTCCCTTCGAGCATTGCCGAAGGAAGCACAGAACGAGCTGCGCGAGTCGTCCAAGGATATTGCTTCACGGCTGATGGTTCCGGCGTACAAAGCCGCTGCTATGCAGGCGGGACCGTGGGGGCCGCGCATCGCTGCCACAGTCAAGGCAAAGCGTGACCGCGTTCCTTCGGTAAGCATTGGCGCTGGTCGTCGAGCGTTCAGCGGTGGCGCCTCCCCCACCATGGTCCGGTTTCCTAGCCACGCAGGCGACCGTGGCCGCGCGGGGTCAAATGGCACTATGCCTGCCGCATTTGGTGGCGGTTACGGGTGGATGACACACATGGGCCGTTACAAAGGTGACGCGCTCAAAGAGTGGCTGCAGGCAGTGGACAGGGTCAAGCGAAACTTTGAGGCGGGCAGGTAATGGCAGCAGGGCGCACACTCACAGTAAGCCTGGTTGCCAACACCAGTTCATTCGGGCGCGGCATGAGGTCCGCTGTTCGAGATGCTCAGGGCTTCCAAGGCAAGATGACGGCTGTTGGGGCCAATCTCCGCGGGGTACTGGGGCCTGCGCTTGCGGCTGCTGGTGCAGCGGCGGCAGCCTTCGCAACCAAACTGGCGGTGGACGGGGTCAAGGCTGCTGTTGCTGATGAGGCCGCAGCCCGCAAACTCGCCCAAACGCTGTCCAATTTGGGTGAGGCACACCGAACGGCAGGTGTTGAAGATTTCATCTACGACCTGCAGATGGCCACGGGTGTCGTTGACGATGAGATGCGGCCCGCGTTTGAACGCCTAGTGCGTTCAACGGGTGACGTTGACGAGGCACAGCGGGCGCTGTCAATCGCACTAGACATTAGTGCCGGTCGTGGAAAGTCTCTTGAACTTGTCGCCAATTCCCTTGGGAAGGCTTACGACGGAAACGCCAACGCTCTGGGCCGTATGGGGCTGGGCATTGACTCAGCCATCCTCAAAACCGGCAATATGGGCGTTATTACCAATGAGTTGTCCCGACTGTTCGCGGGCCAAGCATCACAAGCCGCCAACACGTGGGAAGGCCGAATAAAGCGTGTTGGTGTTGCTCTAGATGAGTTGCAGGAATCGTTTGGCACGGGCTTTCTGTCCGGCCTTGGTGATTCCGGCGACAGTGCTGACGACCTAGTCGCCTCAATTGAAGCTTTGGCTCCGGCATTTCAAGCACTAGGCAAAGAGATTGGCAGTGCAGTCAAGGCACTAGGCGACATCTCTGCCGGCCTCACCCAAATGGGCGAGGACATGAACGTGCCCCGCAATGAAGGGTTGGCCAACTTCGGCAGTTACCTCATCGGCATCACCGGACTGATAAAGGGTCTGGGCCTAGCTTTCAAGGGCGCCGCTGGGGATGCAAAGACCGTTGCCGAATCGCACGCGGACTACCGTGACGCGGTTGTGCGAGTCCGTGATGCAGTGGGTGGGGCAACTCCTGCGGTGGACGAGTTCGGCAATGAGGTCTCCGAAACTGGTGAGGACGCCGAACAGGCTGCGGAAAAATTTGACCTGTTCGCTGCAGCCATTGACAAGACACAAACAGTGGTAGCTTTCCGGCAGGCCGTGGACGAGGTCGGCAAGGCGTTCAAGCGCACCAACACGCCCGTAAACATCTTCAACGAAAAGGGCAAGGAAAACTTCGACCTGCTCAACGACCTCATTGTGGACACGGCCAAGTTCGCGGAAGGCCAAACCTCACTAGCGGGTAAGACTTCCGCAGCAAGCCAAGGGCTCACCACCCTCGGTGACGCCATGGCCAATTCAAAGATGGACAGCGCCACCCGCGCCTTGCTGCTTGAGCCATTCCAGGCCCTCATTGAAGACCTAGCCGAAGCCGGTGTGGATGTCGGCGCACTGCAGGACCAGTTGGACCGGCTCAGGAACAAAACAATCACGGTGACTGTGAACACGCAGACTTACGGCAGGCCCCCTGGTGTCAGTAGCGCAGAGTGGTATGGCGCTGAGAATGACGCCATGGGGGGGCGTGTGGGTCGCTTCGCCATGGGCAGTCACTTGTCTGACTCCATTCCCGCCATGCTGTCCCGCGGGGAATACGTCGTCCGCGCCTCGAGCGTGCAGAAACTCGGCCTAGGGTTTATGGATGCCGTGAACATGGGCCGCGTTCCCTCAGGGGCGGGCGGTTCAGGCGTCACCATCGGAACGCTGAACGTGACATCAGCGCCAGGGGAACGGGCCGAAGATTCCGTGCCCCGGTCGCTTCGCCGCCTAGCATTCGTGGCAGGTCTGAATGTCTGAAACCTATTCAATCGGCGCCACCAACATCACCACCTTGGTGACTTCGCTGCAGACTCTTGACCCTGTGGTGATCCCGCCGCCGGTGCAGGATGACTACGTGGTGCCTGGTCGTGATGGTGCCGTGGCCGCGAACGCTTGGTTTGGGGCGCCCACGTGGAGCATTGGCGCTGTCATTGTCGGCACGGGCAACGATGATGCGACCCGCCGCGCTGACGCCATCACGAAGCTGCAGTCCCTCGCCACGGCGGTGTTCGCGTCCGGTGCCGCTATCACCATCACGCGCGTGATTGGCGCGGCCACGTCCACGGCATCGGCCCGTTACCTCGCGTGGAACGTGAACTGGGAGGCGCCGCACGTGGCCCGCGTCGCCGTTGACTTCCGGCTGATGGACGGCGGTTTCAAGTCCGGTGGGTCGTATGTCCTCTGACGGTCTCACCTTCGACGTGTACGACCCGACGAACACCACTAAGCAGGGCACACTGTCGCAGGTTTTGGCAGGTGAGTTCTCCGACGAATACAACAGCACCGGGTACGGCCAGGTTGAGGTCCCTATGACCTCAAGCGCGGACGTGGCACTGTTGACCAAAGACGCCGTGGTGCGGGTCATCTACCAAGGCACGGCCCGGTTTGCGTGGTTCGTTGAGGTGCTCGAGCGGGACCTAGCCAACTCCAACGGGCAGCAGGTGTTGCAGGCCGCTGGAAGGGGCCTCTTGGCGTGGCTAGATGACGCCGTGGTGTTCGCGCAGGGCGGCATAGCCGATTTCAGCTCAGACGAACGGCCATTCAACTTTGCCGCCGCCGATGGGGCGTGGAAGTCGGACTACGTATGGACGGCACCGGAAACCACGGTGTGGCGTTCCGACGCGACAGCCCGCAACAACCTGCCCGTGAAGTGGCGCAGCATTGACCCCGCCGCCGCATGGATATGGGCCACCAACCCCAGCGCCACCGTTGAGCGCGGAACCAATAACTGGTTCAGGGCCACGTTCACCCTGAGCGAAGCCACGCGCCTAGCCATGTGGGCATCGTTCGACAACTTCGGCCAGGTGTACGTGGACGGCACCCTGGTCATGGATTCCAGTAGGTTCAACGAAACCGCCCCCACATACTCACAGTTCACCAAGTTCGTAACCCGCCTCGGCAAAGGCACGCACACGGTGGCGGCCCGCGTCAGAAATGACAAGCCGTGGGAACGCACAGACCTGACTGTGTCCGCATCGGATGACAAAGTCTCGGCGTCGAACCACGGTTTGGCCGCTGGCTCCAAGGTGCGCGTGTTTGACATCTCAAAGTCAGGAACCGGGCTCACCAAAGGCAATGACTACTTCCTGGTGAACGTCACCGACAATGACTTCAAGTTGTCAACCACGTCGGGTGGGTCCGCGGTCAACATCACCGCTGACGCCAAGATAGACCTTCGATTGGTGGCCGATTCCACGGCGGGTTTTCTGTTTTCGGCGTGGGCCATTGACAGCACCAACAAACCCACCAGCCTGGTGCTCAGGTCACGGGCAGCGGATTGGGAAGTCACCACCACGGCCCCCAAACATTTGCCGGCCATGGTGCTGCGCACCCTCATGGAAGAGGCCACCGCGCGAGGCGTGTACCGGCTCTCCAAGTTTACCTACGGGTTTTCTCAGTCGGCACCCACCAGCGGCGCGTGGTCAACGAAGGCTGACCTTTCGTTGAAGGTGGGAACGTCGCTGCTGCAGGTACTAGACACCATGGTGGACCTGGGGCATGACTTTTGGGTCAACCCCACCACGACCCGGTTGGATGCGTGGGAGTCCCGTGGCAGCAGCGCGGGTGCCACGCTGGCTCTTGAGGACAACCTCATGGAGTACGCCACCCGCGCGGAACCGAAGCTGAAAACTCAGGCCCTTATCCGAACGAAGGAAGGGTGGACGCAAACTAGCGTCAACGCTGACAGCAACGGGCGCCGAGAAACCTATCTGGAATATGGCAACATGCGGGACGAGGAAACGGCCCGCGCCACCGCCCGCAAGTTGCTACGCCGCACCGGCAAAACCCAACTGGTTGCCACAAAGGTGCAGGCCGTCGTCAAAGCGGGCGCGGCCCCATACGTCAACTTCACTGTGGGTGACGTGGTCACCGTCCCCAACGCCACCGGAACCGGAACGCTGAGTGCTCGAGTGCTCACCATCGCCATGGTGCACGACGGCAAAAACGTCAGGTTCATGCCGGAATTGGAGATACTGAGTGCCTGACGGTGATTTCCGGCGCCCTCCCCTGCTGTGGGAACAGAAGTTGGCGCAGCTGGTTTCTATGACTTCGGTTGGTGTGGTGTCGGGTGGGGGCACGGACCCGAACATGCCTGACCCTACGCCTGGTGATGGTGGCCCTGGGGTTGACCCTGAGCCTGTGACGCCGGCGCCCGTTGACTTCATCGCCCCGTCCACCCCGACCCTGTCGGGAACCGTGCAGGGTTTGCGGGTTTCGTGGGATGGGTTGAACTCGTCAGGGAACGCCTACCCGTCTGACGTTTATGTGGAGGTTCATTTCTCCACGTCGGGTGCGACGTTCACCCCGACCAGTAGCACGTTGGCGGGGCGCCTGTTGGGGTCGGCGGGTTTCTTCACGATCATGGGGTTGGCCGCTTCCACCACCTACTTTGTGCGCCTGGTCGGTGTCGATTCTGTGGGCAACCGGACGGCGGCTTCCACTGCGGCGTCAAGCCAGACAGGTTTGACCACCTCAAGCGACTACGGAACCGCTACTATTGGCAGCGGCGCAGTATCTTTTAATGCCCGCCAAATCGGTGGAATCACCACCACGGTAGGAACCACCCAACCTAGTTCCCCTGTGACGGGTGACATTTGGCTGGACTCAAGTAGCGGCGCGATTATTCACAAACGGTGGAACGGTTCCGCGTGGGTGACGCAGGCGTGGGGTTCTGATTCCCTTTCGGCTAACTGCATCACAGCTACACAGATTGCGGCGGGTGCCATCACTGCTGGGGCTATCGCCGCTAACGCCATCACCGCCGAAAAGATAAACGCAAGCGCGGTGACCGCTGACAAGATCGCGTCTAGCGCCATCACCACAGACAAGTTGCAGGCCAACGCCGTTACGGCTGCCAAGATTGACGTAGACAACCTCACGGTAAAACGTCTGACCAGCGGTGCGTTTTCTGAACGTAGAGTGGTTATCGGGGCCGTAGGAGAAACGGACGCCGTTTCTTTCAAAAAGGCAAATACCAGTGACGGCTGGATTCTGGCTCATGGATTCACGGGTGACGACCTATCGCTAACACGAACGCACGGTAGTGGAACGTCTGGTGACTTCGTCATTGTTTCGCCCGTAGTTGGGCAATCATTCAGGCCGGAATCAAACACAATTGTGCTTCAGGGGTACAGGACAACTAACACTGCTGGGGACGTGATGTTGCGTCTAAGCAGCAACGTCACCACAACCAACCAGGCCAAGTTCCAAGTTGAGG